ATTAGCGAGTGGATAATCATTTCCACCAGGTTCTGTTTTATCACCAAAGAAAATGATATGGTCAGAACCATTATCAAAGTCTTCTAAAATTTGGCTTTTGTCTCTACCTGTAGTATATATGTCAATACCAGTATCGCCGCCTACTGTTGCTGTAATATTTTTGAACTCAGAATTAATTTGATATGCAATTGTTTCACGTTCACGATTTGCTTCATCGTATTCAACGTATTCGCGCCTTTGATCCATATTAGCATTTCTACCTACAACACTAAAATTCCATGTACCTGGTCGCTTTTCAATATGGTTACCAGTTCTAAGTGGAAAACTACTGGATTGCAACCAACCTTCCAATAAGGTTGTAAGTGTTGGATCTGGATCAAATGAACTTGCGTTTGCTACCTTACCTCTGAAACGAGTTTGGTTACCACTGCAGCTATAACAAGTAACAACATTCTCACAAATATATCTACCAAGTTGTTCAACTGTTTTTGGATAGTCTGAGCCGGTTACAAGCCAAACTTTTTCTCGATCCATAAAATGGATGAACCACTCTTTAAAGTGTGGATCCATAGGTTGTCTACTAGGTGTTAAGGTACCATCTACGTCAAATATAAAACGCTTCATAGTTCAGCCTTTAAACACTCTACAGTTTCATTATCAGCCCAAGGCTCATAATAAACAGTAAAAACTGATGCTTCGATTTCACATTTCATTCTATCATCATATGATTTAATATGTGTATATTGATAATCACCACCTTCAAGTGCAGTGATAACGTAAATAGCCCAAACAAATAAATCCATTATTCGTGTCCTGTCCAATGTTTACGATTATGCGCGGTCGAAGTCAACTCAGCAAATCTATCTGCAATCTTTCTAATAAAATCGCTATTTTCTTTACGAGCCAAATCATGCAAGAAAATTTCCATTTCACCATCAGTTTTACGAACTTCCGTAGTGTCATGAATACCTCTCATAGGTAACCCTAATCCAGCAACGCCTTTTGTGCCCTTAACACTATTCATCGTACCACCAATGGATTTGTTGATTGGCTATCGTGATAATCGCCAGATTCGTAGTAATCACGGAATGCTTCTTCTTTTACCATGATATCACCTTTCATACGATATGTTATAATTTCTCTACGAATAACGCCTTTTGTGTCTCCATCAAAGGCACTTTTAAATGGTCCTTCAGTCATTACAAACTCTCTTTCTTAAATCGCTTGTGGAAAAGCGATGGTCACGTTTATTAAAATATAAATCAATTCCACGTTTTTGGCATATGTTTTTACCAGTAAACTCTTGAGTTTTATATTCCACTCCTAATATTCTAACATCAATTGTGTATAATGTCAACAAGTCTTTTAGGTCTTCTTCAGTATTATATGGAATAATTTCATCAACATATGATAATGCTTTAAGTTGTGTATATCGCTCAACCACTGTTTGGATTGGCTTATTCTTTTCTTTCCTATCAAAGCTTGGATCTGTCTGCAATCCACATATTAAATAGTCACATTGATCTTTTGCTTCGCGCAGCATTTGTACATGGCCTGCATGTAGTAAATCAAACGCAGAAGCTGTAAATCCTACTCTCATAGTTCTTTTGGTCCATGTGATGTAAATTCCATGCCAGACACATTACCAACATAAACTTTACCATTCCATCTCATTTTGATTTTATTATTTGCTATATAAGCTTCAAATGAAACACCGGGTCGCATATTATCAGCTTCAGCCTCGACGACAACATCTGTCCGCGTACTTACTACTTCGCAGACATTATCATATACTATTTTTTTCATTTTGTAACCTTTACACATTCCATTACGTTTTCTTGTGTGTCATACATACGCTTACAAACTTCATAAGGGTGGGCATAATTGCCTAGTGCAATTCCGAGAGCAAATGCCGTACCTACCCAAAAGTATTTCATATACCCTTCTTTAAAACCTTTCCAAAATGCTTTACTCATCTTTTTTCCTTTTGTAACCTTTTGTTATATTCCATAACTTCATTTAAAACTGATAAATCATATCCCATTTCACGTGAGGTTGAAAGCACGGCGGATACGTCTTTAGGTAAACAATGCCCTCCAAAACCTTTATCAACTGAGCTTACATACGTGTGGCTTTTACCAATGCGTTCATCATCAGAAACGTATGCAAGTACCTCGTTAGGATCTACATTAGATTGGAGACACATATCATGCATTTGCTGAAAGAACGCTACCTTAGTAGCTAAAAATGAATTACGAAAGTATTTAGTTAAAATCAAAGACTCGGGATTCCAAATATCAACTGGAATTCCTAAGCCTTCTGAAAGTAATTCAGACCAAAAGTTAACATCACCTCCACCTAGTGTTATGCTCTTTTGATTTTTAAAATCTTCCATAGCATAATCTGCTCTAAGATATTCAGGTGAAAACGTAATGTATGCGTCTGGATATGATCTATTAATAAGTCTCCATCCTTCAAGGCTAATAGTTGACTTAATAAGGATAGGAGCTTCTGGGTTTGTACTCATAATAGACTCCACAATCTCATAAACGTTTGTCATATTACATGATCCGTCTTTTGCTTGTGGAGTACTTACAGCTATGATATAGCAATCAGCTTCAGGATTCCAATGATTATATTCTTTTGCTGGATCATAGACCCGTATGGAACGATTCCCACCAGCTAATGCTAAGGCATGAGTTTTCCCTACAAATCCATATCCAGCAATTTGAATTATCATTTGTTTTTCCATGTATATTCATCTTTCCAGTTGTGAATACGTTCAAGCTTTTGCTCTTTAGTCCACTCTTTCAAATAATCGTTATCTCGATCAAACAATTGTAAAACTCGTTCTTCATCTAAAATAAAAGTATCGAGAATTTGCTCGCCTAAATGACTTTGAGAAAACTCTTTTACTTCTTCCATAGTTACAGAATCCTCAGCCCATTCAATTTGCTTAGCAGGATCATTCATGATATCTACGTCAGTATTAAGCTTTTGTAATTCACTTACTGGAACACAATAGCGTTGACGAAAAGTAGAAACACAAGTTACTACTACATAACGTTCATCACTCATCTAAATCTTCCTTTTTGTTGCTTTTAAGTTTTTTGACTTTTTTCTTCAAGCGTTTAATTACTTCATCGCCATCCATCCAAATGTCTTTGTTATCAAGGATTGAAGTAATTTCTTTTTCAGTTAAAAAGTCTGCGTAAATATCACGCATTAGTTTTTCAGACCATTCTTTTTCGTGTGCAAGTCTGTCATACATTTCACCACCTTTGCCTACAACACCACTAGAATAATTGTGATACATGAACATGGAATGCGGTGAAATTTCGTACTGATGTCCACACAAGAAAATGATTGTAGCTGCACTCATACAGGCACCTTCAACTGAGATAACAACCTGCGCTTCAGTCTCAGTAAGTACACGAAGGAATTGAATTGCTGTAAACAAGTCACCGCCTGGCGAGTTAATATAGATTTTGATAATATCGCTTTCACCTGCACTACGAATAATATCAAACCAATCAATATATTCTTCTGACGATTCAATATCACCACTCAGATAAAACTCAGTGATGTTAACAGCTTGTTTGCGAATGAACCTTTCGCCTTGCTTTTGCTGGGGCTTAAATAGTTCCGATAGGTCAAGTGGTTTATTTGTTTTTTTATTCACTTCAGTTGATTCCTTTTATTAATTACCAGCCAGGAGCTGTATAGTCTTTGTCTTTTTTATAGTAGGCAAATCCGTCTAAACCGTACGCTGGGCAAACTGAAATGAATTCAGGCAGTCCCATTGGATCTTTCTCTCCGGCTTCACCGCATATAAAATATGCTCCACTTTTTTCTGGACTTGAGTGTATCCAAATCTTTCTTAGTCTTTGGAATAGTTCATATTCCTGTTCTGTGATTTCTACCATCTTTTACTCCCAACGATAAAAGATATGAGCACCAAGACGACCAACCAATTGAAGGCTTGATGCCCACGATGGGTTTACATACGTCGCGTGGTAGTGAGTAGAGCCCTCTGTAATACCACGATATTTATTGTGCTGTAGCATGTTGTACGCAATCAACTGTGCTTCTTGCCACCGGTCTTCATCCTGAGGACGGTCATGCTTACCATCGCAGTACCAAGAAAACTGACACATGTGACGAACCATGTTACCATTAGAATCTTGTTTACCTTGTTGTACTACGTCACAAACATTATTTGGATAACGCGTATCATAAACTCGATTTAAAACAACATCAGCTACACCAGCTTTGTCTGCTAGGTTACTGCCACGGGCTTCGTAATAGATATTTAGTGCTAAGCAATTTTCATTTGCGCTGTCTTGCAAACGGTCTGACTCAACAACAGTTGCAAATACTGGTACGATAAACATTGTTGCTGTAATAGCCGCGGACAATGTCCCTGTGATTACGTGTTTGATTTTCATATTTAGCTGCCTCATTTTTTATATAGAACCAATATAACCTATCTAAAAAGGATTGTCAACAGTTAATTTCATATTTTAAAAAATATATTGAGGTAAATCTCTATACTTTTCAACTACATAGCTAATTAATTTTTTTTCTTTTCTTGTTCTTAAAATATATTTCAAACTCATACGCTTCCAAGGGTTGATTCGGATAGTGATATAGCTCCACTTATCATAGTTCCTTTGCATCATCCAGTTCAAAGATTCATATTCATTTTTAATATCTTTACGTTTAGACTTGACGATTTTACCTTCGCCTGCCTTTGAAGCATCCATACCACCCATACTATGAGTTACTGATATGTCGGTATAGAGAGGTTTGCCTAAAGATTGTAGTACGTCTTGTTCGCAGTCTCGGTTTACTACAATCATAACATAAGGGCATGCATTATATTCAAAGAACCCTCTTTCAAACTCTCGTAATAAGGTACCTCTATGTCCTCCACAACTACTTACTGGTAAATAACCTTTTAAATAAAGTAGTTCAACTAAAGGCCAAATACGATCCTCAACTTGAGAACGAAAATGTTTTGAGTATGGACTTATGCTTGCGCTTGACTCTCCATCAATATTTATTCGACCATCGGGTTGAAGTTTGTTCCAAGCAGTATCATATACCTTTTTATAGTGTTCGTCAATAGGTATTTGTTCTTTTTGTTCTGCTTTTATTTCAGACTGGATAGGTGCCGGTATGATAATTGCAGGAGGATCCCAAAGCTGCCAACTCATGCTAAGTACTCTGTTAATTTATCTGCTTTGTTTAAGAAATCATTATAGGCTTTTTCAACTTTATTCTGGTCATAGAAAAAGTATTTCTTTAGTCTTTCCCATATGTTATTTTCAACCATTGGATAGGCAAACGAAAATACTATAGCTTCGTAATGATTGTAATTTCGTTTTGATTGGATATTCCAAAACTTTGTAAGGTCAGAGTCTGTATAAGGTCTTTGTCTAGCTCTTTGTTGTGGTGCATTGTTATACAAAGTATCATCATAAACTATATGTACAGTATATCCACCATCAGCCCACCAAGGAACATTTTGGCATGGTCTTTCCACAGAGTTTATCATATTATCGTGCCAATGTACATCGCAATCTAAGTTATCTATTTCTTGTATAAACTTATTCTTTTGGTCCATATTATTAAACAATACACCAATATATCTATGCTTTGAATTATCATGTCCTTGGCAACTAGTGAAAGTTAAATAACCTTTATCATGTAATTTAAGCACAGCATCTCTTACGAGCGGTTCTAAATTTTTAAAAATAATATCAGAATATTGGCTTACGAAGGTACTTACATAGTTACCATCCTCATCTATGTAGCAATATGTTCTGCCATTAATAAGGTGGTCATTTCCTTTTACAAACATGGCATATTCATGTCTTTGTTCAGCGGTTTGTAAGTTAGGAAGGTTTTGCTCTTGTTGATATTGATGGTGGTACGGAGCTACGATTTCATACTTAGGAATCATGAAAATTCTTTAATACGTTTTCCAAGCGCCAAATGATACCACTCTTTTGAGCTTCTTCTGACCAATAAGATTTGTCTTCTACTAACGCGCTGACAGTATCAAAGAGCATCATTCTTTGACTTCTCAGCGCGTCAATTTCGTTATATAGATCTGATTTTTCTCTCTTAAGTTGTTTGATTTCTAAGGTAAGAGCTTCAAACCCTCTCTCATTTACCTTTACTTTTGCCACGTTTTACTCCAAACTTTTCATAAAAAGCATAGTCACTCGCATAGGCTCGTTTGATAAACTCGGTTTGTTCAGGAGTAAAATCATCCTTAGTAATTTCTTTACGAGTAACGTTATGCTTTACAGCAATATCAAAATAATCGTTTACATCTTCTCTTTTAACCACTTCAATTTTCTCAAAGTTTTCTGTATCAACAAATCGACATTGAGGATGGAAGTGGTGGACCTGATGGCCTGAAGTAATCTTATTTAGATTACGGAAAAACAAATCAATTTTTTCCTCTTTAGTAAGGGTTGCAACATCTATATCAAAAGAACTAAAAATATCTTTACCATAATCAAAATACCGTTGACGTTCTGTAAGGTATACGTTAATTAAAGAAACAAACCGGTCAATAGGATCAGTAAAAATCATAATTGGTTTTTTCTTTGATTCAACAAACCCGTTGTACATACGAGTTCCACGCATTACTTGTTTACGTTGTGGAAAGCTTTCTTTGATAGTTACTGAACAACTTCTTGGAACTTCAAACCAAAGCTTTTCATGGTTGTCTTCCAAGTCATACATAAGCGGCCATTGTAATGTTTCGCACCAGTAACATTTACAATCATTAAACGAATATGTCTCATCCATTTTTACTTCAGGCAAAAAGAATTCTTTTAGGAAAGGTTCGTCAAAAATCATTTTAGGTAAAGAAGAATGTGGATAACGTTTTAAGATATGATCTTCATTACTGTCTGGAGCAATATTACCTTCAACAGGCTGAGTATTATCTACAAACTTTTTATAGTCTGCATACCCGCCAGCCGTATGCCATTTAAAACTATCAAACGCATGAGCAAAAGAGTCTGCTTTTGTTTGACGTTGCTGTTGAGTTCCCATCCATGCAAAGTGCCAACCCATATCTTCTTGGTTTACACCTTCGTGTGTTGGAAACTTAACTGGCATATAGATGTTACCACAACGAATATTGCTCAGCTTAGCATGTAATAGTTGTTCCTTTGTAGCAAAGAACATTGCTCGTTTCCAAATAACAGGAACATCATTACGGTGGTGGATTCTTAAATCAGCACGGCCTTGTAAGTATACTAAAGGAACCTTGATAATTAAGTTTGGATGGTTATGACATTGTTTAGCCAACCATTTAATATGCTTTGGATCAATGATTTCGTCAGCATCACCGTAAAGAAAAACATCTCTTTTTTCAAAGTCTTGTAATGCCATCATTACAGCATCTTTTTGAAGCCGTTCACGTGCTCGAGCATGCACTGAATCTATATTATTAGCATTTACACCAGCATTCTTCCTATCAATATCAAGTACTTCTAGGTCCTCTGTATCTGGGATATCGTGCTCAACATAAATGATTTTCTCAATTGGTAACCCAAGCTTACGAGCAATTTCAGGGAACTTACGGTCGACAGGTTTACCACTATGAGTCTTATTCGACTCCACAATAATAAACTTATCCACATGATCCTTTAACATATTTACTCTAAGGTAAAGTATTTCTTCGTTAGTAGGTGCAAAAAATGGGAAACAATCAACAATTTTCATTTTATTTTCTTTCCAGTACTGTCAATCCGTTGTTATTTGATTTATGCATTTTAAAATGCCAATGAGGATTTGCAATTACAAATTCAATAATTGCTGGCAACAACCCTTGGTTAGGTTGTGCTTTACGATCAGGATTTGCAGCCCAGTCTCTTTGCTCATCTCTTACGCCATATGTATGGGTATCATGGAAAGCAAGATATTTACGGGCAGCGTTACCATGTAGTTTAAGCTCATCTTTTAGTTGTTTTTGAGAGTGCCAAGTATCAATAAAAATCATATCAGTCGGCTCAATCAAAACATCGAGTGTATTACCTCTAATGTACTCAACATCTTTACCAACTTTACGAGCCATTTTGAATAACTCAGCAAGTGGAGGATGAATTTCTAAGTCATAAGCTCTAAGTGATACTGGAGCTTTAAGAAACGCTTTAGTACTTTCACCAAAGCGAGATCCCATTTCAGTAACATGTGTACAATTTTCAGCGAGTGTCAATAGGTCATGCAAGTGTTCATTAATATCTGAGCGCTGATCTCTAGCATCTACATAATGCTTTTCAATTAATTCTTGCCATTCGTTCATTCTCATATGTCTAACCACCTCGTGTTATCTAAAGTCCATCGCACAACTTCTTCAAGTCGCTGTTCAACTGGTTGCGGACGCCAACCCATGTTCGCCATACGATCGCCACTAAGAGCATAACGGAGGTCGTGGCCAGGACGGCTAGAATGGAAATCCATAAACTCATATTTTAATTCCTTTCCCTGTGTATCAGCAATCAAGTTTGCTAGTTCTAAATTGTTAAGTTCTGTAGCACCGCAGATATTAAACTTAGGACATTTAATTCCCGTGTTGTTTGTCATATCAAGGGTACGGTTGTGTTCTAATAAGAACATTGTTGCATCAGCCACGTCTTCAGCATGGATATAATGTCGTGAACCTGGAATTGTTTTGGTTGAGTCACTATGAATTGTAACTGTACCGCCATCACGCACATTCCTAATAGTCATAGGAATAAACTTTTCGGGATGCTGACGTTGACCAAATACGTTCATAGTATGCGTAATATAGATTGGCATATTATAAGTATTTTGGTATGCAACAGCCAATTCCTCAGCACCAGCTTTAGATGCCGAATACGGATTAGTACAATTATAACGATCATACTCATCATATTTAACGCCTTCAGGCGCAGGGCCAAATACTTCATCAGTTGAAAAGTATAGGAAGCGTTCTAGGTTATCCTGTCTACGACCATAATCTAAAAGATTAGCCGTACCCACTACGTTATCCATAACAAATTCCATAGGACGCTCGATAGAACGATCTACGTGGGAACCCGCGGCAAGGTGTGCAATAATATCAACCTTACCAATGTCTGCTTCGAGCATTGGATTGATTTCTGCTTTTAAATCGTGGAATATAGTACGTACTCTTTTGCGTTCAGCTGGAGTACGTTCCTGAAGTAAATCATGCAAACGATTAAGATTACCACTATAATCTAAACGATCAAGTGTAACAATTTCCCAGTCTGTTCGGATGAGTACCTGATTAATTAAATGGTGAGCAATAAAACCACCGCCACCAGTAATTAGAATACGTTTTGCCATAATATACCTTTCATCATATTCATATTATATAAGTTTATTTATTTACAATTGCAGGGTGCTGGTTTTGGCGGGTGCGATAAAAGCAAGATATTTAAACTATCGCACCAAGACTTGTGCTCTTGATGTTTTTTATTTGATCCAGCCAATTTTCTCTCCAGCTTTAATTCTACGTTCAGCTTCTTCTTGCGATCCTGGATAACGCCATGCCCATGTGACAATCAAGGCAAAGGTAATAAACAAATATAATGTTGCTTTCTCATTACCTGTACCAAACCACATAAATGCCAATGATGTACTCATTACTGCAACCATTAGCCATTTAGCAGCCGATGGATATACGCGGTACTTTGACCAGTTTTTAACAAACGGACCAAACCGTGGGTGGTTCATAATCCATGCGTGTAATCTATCACTTGATTTAGCGAAACAAAACGTTGCGCCAAGGATCGGTGTTGACCAAGGTAAACCAGGTAGTAACACACCAAGATATGCTACACCTACTAAAATAATTCCTAGGCAAAACCAAAACGCCTTTTTAACTTTACTCATTGTATTTTCTTTCTTCCAAATTCTTTTTCCAAAGAACGCTGATTCCAGCTGGTTCATTTATGTAATACTTCCTTTAAAGCGCTTACCAATTCTACCATCATGGTATCAGTATGATAAGGTGTTGGAGCTATACGTAGTCTTTCAGTGCCTTGAGACACCGTCGGACTATTTATAGGCTGAATATAAATTCCATAGTTATTAAGTAATTTATCACTTGCTGTTTTACACTTAAATGCGTCGTTAATCATTACAGGAACAATGTGAGTGCAAGCATTTTCGTGTACTTTGATTTCGGCGTGATTAAGCATATGTTTAAGCTGATTTGCTTTTTTCTGATGCTTACGACGAAGCCAATCGTGGTCTTTTAAATATTTAATTGATGCAATAGCACCTGCACACATCACTGGTGATATTGAAGTAGTAAAAATAAATCCACTTGCAACAGATCTAATTGCGTCAATGATTTTTTGATTACCACTAATATATCCACCTTGTACACCAAAGGCTTTACCAAGTGTACCATTAATAATATCAATATCATCGGAATATAGATTAAGGTGCTCACAATAACCAGCACCTGTAGGTCCATATAGACCAACTGCGTGTACTTCATCTATATATGTAATGGCACTATATTGTTTTGCAAGGTCAACAATATCCTTAATAGGAGCAATGTCTCCATCCATAGAGTATACAGATTCAAATAAAATACATGGTGTTTGTTTAGCTTTTACGGCTTGCTTTAAACATTTTTCCAAGTCTTCCATGTTGTTATGCTCAAAAATAATCTTATCAGCACGACTATGCTTTACACCCATAATTAATGATGCATGGTTTTTATTATCTGAAATAAAACATATGTTTGGAATGATTCGTGCTAAAGCAATTATCGACCATTCATTTGCTACATAGGCGCTACTAAAAAGCAACGCCGATTCCCTTTGGTGTAATGATGCAAGCTCTCTTTCTAGCGTAACATGATACTGTGAGGTTCCGCCGATATTTCTCGTACCGCCGGAACCTGCACCTGTTTGGTCTAATGCGGTATGCATCGCATCAATTACATATTGATTTTGACCCATACCAAGGTAGTCATTAGAGCACCAATTGACTATATTTTTAGGGGCATATTTACCATACCAAATAGCTTTTGGAAAGTTTCCACGCTCCCTAATAATATCATTGAATACTCTATATCTACCGTCTTTTCTATATTCTTCGATTACTTTATCGAAATAATGTTCATATATCACAAACTAAATCCTTTAAACGTATCACTAGACACGTCTTGTTTTGTACCACCTTGAATATAAGATGTAATTTCTGTTTCCTGTGGCGCAACTTGCACGTCAGCTCCAGAAATCCATTTTTGAGTCCAAGGGAGAGGGTTGTTTTTAATGTTGTACGGTGATTTAAGTTTTACATTTGTCATGCGACGAGTACAAATCCATTCAATATACTGGCTTAGCAATTCAGTATTCAAGCCAATCATGGAGCCATCTTTAAATAGATATTCAGCCCACTCTTTTTCTTGGTCTACAGCATCAACAAACATTTGTGTACATTCTTCTTCTGTTTCCATTGCAATCTGTTCAAAATCTGGATCCTCTTTACGGAGGAGTTTAAGCATCATTTGAGTAGAAGCAAGGTGTAGGTTTTCATCACGTGCAATCAACTTAATAATTTTAGCATTACCTTCCATCTTTTTAAGCTCAGCGAAAGCCCAAGAGCAAGCAAATGAAACATAAAAACGAACGCCTTCTAAAATGTTAACGCTCATTAATGCAAGGTATAGCTGTTTCTTCATTTCATATTTATCTACTACAACAATGTCTCCATTGATGGCATGACGTCCTTCGCCAAGCAAATTGTAATAACCTGCCATTTCGATAAGGTTATCATAATAGCCTGAAATAGCATCAGCACAATTTACGATTTCTTCAATATCCATCATTTCATCAAAGATTTTTGACGGGTTAGAATAGATGTTACGAATAATATGAGTGTATGAACGGCTATGGATTGTTTCAGAAAACGTCCATGTGATAATCCAATTTTCAAGCTCAGGCAAAGACACAATAGAACCAAAGCTTTCGGCTGGTGCACGCCCTTGTACAGAATCCAATAGGATCTGACGCTTTAGGTTTGATGTAAAAATATGTTGCTCATGCTCTGTAAGAGCTTTAAAGTCTTTAGCATCCTGATAGATATCCACTTCCTCTGGACGCCAAAAGAAACCGAGTTGCTTATCGGTCAATTGATCAAACTGTTTGTACTTTAGTGTATCATAACGCTGAATTGTTGGACCACCAGTTGGATCCATAAAGGATGCTACGGTGGTATGGTCGGCACGGTTGTTAACGTCGAAAACGCTCATATTAGTTCTTCCTTTTTGTGTGATATGTTTATATTATAATAGGATCAGGCCCGTTTGTCAATCCTAAATTGTACATGATTCACAATCTTCATCATCAATTTCGCCTTGTTCTAATACTGTTTCAGTCATCTTATCAACGTCGATCTCGCCTTGTCCGTCGTAGGTATTAAAATAATAAAGTTGCTTACCACCATATTTGTAGAACATCAATAGGTGTTGTAGCAATACACTCATTGGAATCTTTTCTTCTTCAAAGAATACTGGGTTATAGCTCGTGTTAACAGAAATACCTTGGTCAATATACTTTTGGAGTACAGCCATAATTTTCAAATAACCTTCTGGAGATTTTTGATCCCATAGCAAGTCATACTTATTTTTAAGTCTACGGAATTCTGGTACAACCTGTTTCAATACACCATGCTTAGATTGCTTAACGGAAATAAGTGACCTCGGTGGTTCGATACCATTAGTCGCGTTAGCAACTTGAGCACTGGTTTCAGACGGCATTAAAGCCATTAGTGTAGAGTTACGAATACCAGTTTTCTTTAATTGTTTACGAAGACCTTTCCAATCCATACGTTCTTTATGCTTGACTAGTTCATCAAGATCTTTCTTATATGTTTGGTTTGGTGTAATGCCTTGGCCGTATTTTGTTTCATCAATACCAGGAATAGATCCTTGTTCAACAGCCAAGTCAGCAGATGCTTTAATAAGATAATAGGACCAAGCTTCAGCGTATTCATCGATTAATGATAGGCCTTCACTAGTAATATCCTGATATGTTAAGTCATGCTTAGCCATCCAATATGCAAAGTTGATAATACCAACGCCAATAGGACGGCGTTTCTCTGTAGATAATTGAGCAGCAAGGATAGGATAATTTTGATATGAAAGCAAAGCATCCAAACCACGTACTGCAAGCATACAAGCTTTTTCAAAGTCTGCTGGAGTTTTAATGTTACCCCAGTTAATAGCCGATAGAGTACAAAGACTAATTTCACCATCAGGATCATTTACGTCGTTTAATGGTTTAGTTGGCAAGTCAATTTCAGCACAAAGGTTTGATTGTTTAATAGGTGCGACGTCAGGAAGGAATGCGCCGTGGTCATTAGCATTATCGACGTTTTGTAGATAGATACGACCTGTGTTTTTGCGCTCTTCCATAAATGAACTGAATAGCTGAGATGCAGGGATTGTCTTTTTACGTAGACGAGTATTACGTTCAGCTGTTTCATATAGCTCACGGAATTTATCTTGGTCTGCATAAAATGCGTCATATAATCCAGGAACATCACTTGGTGAGAACAATGTAATAACACCGCCGGTAATTAGACGTTCGTACATAAGTTTGTTAAACTGTACACCATAATCCATATGACGAACACGGTTGTCTTCAGTACCTTTATTGTTTTTCAATACAAGAAGTTCTTCAACTTCGTAGTGCCAAATTGGATAATAGATAGTAGCTGCTCCGCCACGTACACCACCTTGAGAACAGGATTTAGTTGCAGCTTGAAACATCTTATAAAATGGAATTATTCCGGTATGATAGGCGTCACCTTTACGAATGGGGGTACCAATAGCTCTGATGCTCCCTCCACCAATTCCGATCCCGGCTTTTTGGGATACATACTTAACAACTGCTGAAGAAGTAGCGTTAATAGAATCAAGACTATCACCAGTTTCGATAAGAACACATGAACTGAATTGTCTTTGAGGAGTACGTACGCCAGCCATAACAGGGGTAGGCAAGCTAATATCATGAAGACTGATAGCATCGTAATAATCCTTTACGTATTGCATTCTGGTTTCTTTTGGATAATCACTAAACAAAGTAGCCGCAATCAATACATAACACATTTGTGGTGTTTCAAAAATCTCACCAGTAACTCTATTTTGGCAAAGGTACTTACCACGAAGTTGTTCCATAGCAACATATGTTAGGTCTTCATCACGGGCATGCTTTACAAAACCATTAATACGATCCCATTCATTATCATCATAATAGGTAATAAGCTCAGGATCATAGAACCCCATCTCGATATTACGTTCAACCAATTCTTTTACAGTGCATGGTTCATAACCATTATAGACTTCTTTACGAAGACCATAGTTAATCAATCTACCACCAACATATTGGTAATTAGGGTTTTCATCATCAATCAAGTCAGAGGCAGCTTTAATTAAAGTTTCTTGGATTTCTTTCGTTGTAATACCATTAAAAAATTGAATTTGACTTTTAATTTCAACTTCACTTGGGCTTACACCTGTAATATTATCGCACGCATGGAAAACAACTTTATGCAGCTTCTCTACGTCTAGAATTTCTTTAGTACCGTCTCTTTTGGTGACTTGAATCATGTTGTTTTCCTTCGTCTATCTCGGCTTGAGTTATATTTATCTTAATTTTTAATGAATTGTTCAGTTGCTGGAAATATTTTTGCAATAGCTTTAGCACATTCAATTGCGATATCCATATGTTCTTTTTGTGTACCATTGGCTGAACGTAATTCAATGTAATGGATCCAAGAACGAATAGATCCTTGCATATACAAACGGCTAATAGTATTACCTTCGGGTAGTACAGCACGAGCTTGTTCTTTTGCAATACCATTTTCAATAGCCCATTTATATGCATCTTCAGCAGCACGAATAACTTCACCCTGTTTTGAGTCCCACATCATTTGCAAACGTTCATCATCGTTCTCAATAGAGTTCTGACGATTTTTAGTGTCTTGTAGACGCGCTTCACGCATTACAAATTGGTTACCCATAAGAGCAGGATCTGCATATCGTTGACTAAACTCTTGGAATGCAAACGAACGATGGCGTAGCATTTGGCGTGCAATGTCTCGTGTAGTTTCAATTTCCATAGTAGCGTTTGCCATTTCAAATGGAGACCAATGGGCATGCTTAGCAAGGTAAGCTAGCAGCTTAGGTGCTGTCTCTTGGTTCAACTGATTTGTTGGGTTTGAAACACGTGCACAATATGCAATCAAATCTTGTACATCATCCAAACCAATAAACTCGCCATCAACAGGTTGAGTATAACCAATCAATCTAATTTTCATATTACGTATCCTTGTTCGCGTAAGCGGGCTTTCCATGCTCCACCAGTTTGTTGCTCTTTAAATTGAAGTTCAAGCCATTCTTTATCTTTGGATGGTTCGAGTGTTGCAATTATTCGTTCTACTAATTCTGGTTTTAAATTAAGTAAGTTCACGTTTTCCTCCATGCGGCAAATTTTAATTCAGCTACCAAACCTTGGTAGGTATTTTCTTCAATGATTCTTTCTGGGTTAGCACCAGCTAAAAACATTTCATTGATGTCTTTTCCAGGTACATCAGTTGGCCATATGCATATTTTAAAACCATTCTTAATGACTTTTTCCATACGACCATTGATTTCTTTATTACGAGGCTCAGCATCAAATACATAAATTGCATTATCAGAAGCTGAGTTACCATTGCCTTCAGCGCCATTCATAGAAATAGCATTCTCTAAAAAGAAACTATCAATAGCACCTTCAACTATATGGTAAGGCTGATTGAAGTCGACTTTATCTAAGCCAAATATCTTTGGTCTTTCCTCAAACATTATAGTTATATATCTAAGTCCATTAGGATCAAAACCACGAGCAGACACTCCAAAACACTTTCCATTTTCATCAAGGAAAGGTATAATTAGCCGTGGCTCGTCTTTACCAACATTTTCAAACTTATTAGGAATTATTTCATTAATCCAAGTCTTGAATTTTTTTGCATAATATAAGCGATAATGATGTTGCGTAGGAATTTTACGCTGTTGAATATACCGTTTGATAGGATGGTCATGCTTAAGTTGACTAACCTTTTTAATCTTTAATAGCGGATTTGTCTTATTAAAGGTTGGTGATTTAGTTTTAAATTGAGTGTCGTCAGTAGTTGACTTGATAGTATTATTAGCTTTGCCAACAAACTTGTCAGCTACATAATCATTATATAATTGAGGATCTTGACCTTTTAGAAAGTACGAAAACCCTTGAGAGGCTCCGCAGTTATGACAATAAAATGAAAACTTATTGTCACGTTCTAGTAGCCATCCACGGGCTTTAGATCTACTTTTTTGGCTGTCGCCGCAAATAGGACATCTAAAGTTAATTTTATAAGGATTTGTATTTCGTATTTTAAAGTTATCAAGACGACCAGAAAGCATCTGGGCATATTGAATGTCTACAAAATCTACCATAATATAAAGTTCCACATTGATTATATAAATTATAATAACACAAGGGTGTTATAATGTCAACTAAAAAGTGAAGGCCAGTTAATTCTTGCTACTAATAAAATAATGACAAACCCTACGCCCATCATATAATAGCGCCAATTCTCTAAAGCATTAATTCTTTTAGTTTGGTCGTTAATACGATTATGAAGTTGGCTTTCCATTTGTTCAAGCTTTTCAAGTACTTCTTTATTACTTGTAGCTCGTTTTTCAGCGTTATGTACCGCAAGCTTTTCGTGGTCAGCCCTAGACGATCTTCTATATTCTTCGAGTCTATCACTTAAAACATTCATACGCAATTCATCTGTACGCTTTGTGTCTTCGCAAAGCCTTTCTACGACTTCTAATTTTTCTTTAGTATTATCTAAAATTTCATTTTGAACTGCAACATTTTTAGACAGCTCAGCCATCATTTCAAGAGAGTTTTCAACTCTCCCAAAAAACTTATTCATTGACTTTAGGTCAGCCTTTATTAAAGCTATGTCTGTTTCCCAGTTGGTTTCAGTTGACACTGTCTTTTTCCCTTGTTATTAATTGAAAAAAAGGGGTATTAGCCTATACCCCCTTATTATAACACAACCAATAATATATGTCAATATTTATTCTTTTAAAGCTTCCTCATAGTAAAGAATTATTGCTTTTTGCTCATTAATATACCTTCTTAATTCACCAATTCCTATGGCAAGATTTTCATAACCTTTGGGTCCTACAGCAAATACAACAAAATTGCCGGTTTGGCCTTTTAACTCTTCCATCTTTTCATCAATGTTATCCTCAGTAATAACACTCCACTCAACGGGTGGAAACTCTACCACAGGTGGTCTAGCTTGGATTGGAATGTTTTGTTTTTGATACTCAGTCTGAACTACTACCGTCGGTTCCGGTGTCCTCATCCCGCACGCCGTCAGTGCTAGAGTCGTCACCAGGAGCAGTAGTATCTTCAGCGATGTCTTTGATAAGTCTATCAACTGCACGCTGTACCCTTTCCTCTAAGTTTTCAGGATCCTGTAAGGCTTCCATAGTTAAATCAATACGCGCAAATTTGTTACGCAAAGTGTTTAAATACTCGCGTGATTCTGCTAATTGTTTTGTAAGATTTTGATTGAGTTCTTCGTTGCGTTGAGCGTCTGCAACCATTTGATCCACTGTATTTTGTAGTGTTTCTGCTGCAGACGCTAACTTAACGTTATTCTCACGAAGTGTTGAAATAGTCGCTTCTGACCATTCATAGTAACTTTTAGCTCCATAGCCAATAGCACCAAAAATACCCACGACTATAACTAAAAGATATAATTTAGCCATAGCTAATTATTTTTTATCCTCATCTTCGTCTTCGTCGTCATCCTCATCTTCGTCTTCATCTTCGTCGTCATCCTCGTCTTCGTCTGCTTCAGCTTTCATAGCTTTTTTATACTTTTCTTCTAAAGCAGCTTGGATGCGCGTTTGCATTTCTTGTTCAAATGCTTCTTTCATTTCTAATGGTTTGTTTTCAAGAGCCATTTGTGCGATTTTTTCTAAAGACATGATGTCCTCCTACAAATTATGTTTCTATCTTCTATTTATATTATTTAAACATTATGGCTTGTGTTGCTGGTCCAACAATACCATCTGCAACTAAACCATTAAGCTTTTGCCATTTTTTAACAGCAACTAATGTACCTGGACCAAAATCCCCATCAGCACCTACACCGATAGCTTTTTGCATTTTCTTAACATCGTCACCTTGCATTCCTTTGCGAAGTGTACGAACTGCAGACGATGCAGCTTTAGGAGCAGGTGTTGGTACTTCACCGCCAAGGATAGCTAATGCTTCTTCCCAACGACGGGTACGATCTTCTAAACCAATGGTACCACCATTAATTTTTTTAGTTAATCCTTTGATGTCACCGTTGTCGGCCCATTTGTCAAGTTTGTTTGTTGCCCAGAACCAGCAGGCTGACTCGAGAGCTCCTCGTTCAGTTGCGACATAGTCTGCTGCTTCTTCCGCTGACATGCCGACTGACTTTCCAAACGCAGTATAATTGTTTCTACCTGTAAGTTGCTTAATGCCGCGGCCCCTAAATCTCCACCCATCACCGGCAGTGGTGTTGCCCATAGCGCCTCGTTTGCTGCGGTATTCATCTTGATAAACATAGTTCGCAATCTTTTCAGGGTTGCGCGCATATTCTTTAGCATCTCTTTTGTCCTTTCCGAAATAACGGCCAAAGACTGAGTTGAGCGCTTTTTCGCTGTAGTTTAAGTTTTCTTCTAGTCTAGTAAAGTCTAGTGACTCATGAGCACATTGTGCCATAAAGCCAGCAATTCTATTAGTTGTATTAATATCATATTTTTCAAATGCAGGAACAGCGGCGTCATACCAAGCTTCAGGATTCTTATTCGTTGGAATCATCGCTGTAAATTGTTCTAAAGTAATCATTGTTTAGGTACTCCCATAATATCTCTTAATCTTTTCTTCTTATCAGATTTATTGCCTGATGTCCATTTCTTTTGTCCAGCTTTTGACATATGTCCGCCATCCATACCAGCGATATTACCACCGCTGACGTTATTAGCTGGTGCATCTTCTTCTATCTCTGGTTGTGTGTCTACTTTATTAGAGTTTTCTTTTGACATAGATCCAGATTTAACAACACCAGACTTTTTAATTTTATTGATAAGTTTTATAGCACGCATATTAATTGCTGACTCAGTAACCTTTTTGCCTCGAGCTTCTTCAATTTCATCAAAAAAACCGTTGACATCTTCTGAAAGTGTGGTATAATGATTATATCCAATACAAAATAAATCTATACTTTCATTAATCTGTTGTTCAGTTAATGTATCAAGTTCTGATTCTTCTGTAAATGCTTTATGTTCTTTAATTAGGTAAAGCGCAGCCGCGTAGGAAGCCAGTCGAGAACTACCTCCTGGCACCTTAGCAAGCAACTTCTTCATATTAGTAACCATAACGTCAAAGACACCAAACGCTTTTCTTTGTTTAGCATCTCTGTCTTTTTTCTTTATAAGGATGTTACCTTTATCATCAATTATACCTTGATCATAAGCTTCCCATTTATTAAATGGTGTGGCAAGTCTTCTAACGAATTGATATACTAAAAATAAATCGACGACCATCGGTCATATTCCTTTGAGTTTTTCTTCAATAACTGTATCTGAAGTGATATTGCTCGCACTTAAAACTACATCACTGTATTGAATTACTGGCGGCATAAAATTCAAATATTCAACAAAAGGTTTTAAAAACTCGTGATATTCATGTAGTTTCATAAACAACATATCAGTAGCTTCTGGACCAAAAACATTATATATAATTATCAAGTGGTTTAGAATCAACCTCTCTTTTAAATCATCGTCTTGTCTATATCGTCCAAAAAGTTTACGAAGATATTGAAACCGTTTTAAATCTTCTTCGAACTCTGATACATCAGAGCATTGAGGATTTTCATAAGATTTCGCCGCATATATTAGAAAGGTTGATTCTGTCAATTTCATAATAAATTATTGTTTTTAAGTATCAGCTGCGATTAAGTCTTCGTCAGCAGTATTGCCGGTAACACCATCATCGCCTGTAGTTGCAATTGCTAATGTTCCGCCTTTCATTGCTACCAAACACTCAGCAAAGTGACGTCCGCCTGCAGTGTGATACAACCACCAACCTGGTCCTGTTAGACCTTTTGCACGGTTAGCTGCAACTGCTGCTTCTTCATCTGAGATAAAGATTGCATTATCGCGATCGTTTGATTTGTTTGTGTTTGACGCTGCATCTTCCAACCATGTTGGAACACTTGCTAATACGTCCGTTTTTCCCCATAGTGCCATTTTAGTTCTCCTAGTTTGGGTTTTGTAATTCTATTTATATTATGATGTTGCGGGTTTATTACGTTGTCTCGCTGCTGCTTTTGCTGCAACTACTCTAGCTTTGGCATCCTGAATGCGTTTACGATCTGCATTTTTCTTTTCAATCGCATTTGCTTTTTTCTCAGCAGCATCAGCTCTACCTGAAGCAGACATTCTGTTAGCACCTTTTTTAGCTAACCGAGCTGCACCTACAACAGATTTAGCACCTATTTTAAATGCACCACCAATTGCTTTACCGATTAACTCATTAAGTTCTTCTTCGGTAAGTTCATTAATATCAATATCTTGTGATTCTGCATATTCTATAATATACATATCTGAAATGTGGTCTTTAAAATTTTGCATAGGGTTGCCTTTTTTCTTATATTTATTTAACTATCTACTTTAGCACCAGCACGCCATTGATAGCATGACCAATACTTTGCTTTCCATTTAGGACCTGGATTATCACACCCATGTCTAGCTCTAAATGATGCGCGACGTTTTGGATCGTCTCTCTTAATAGACAAATTCGGATCACCAAAACGAACTACAACAATATTTCCTTTTTCGTTTTTAACATATACTTTAAATTTCTTGTTTTTATTTTCAGAAGTTCTAATAGGATCGTTGAGTTTTACTTTGCGTCCTTCAAACTCTGACTCTTCAACTACTAAATCTTCGTATAGATTACATTCCTCACAAATTTGATCAATGCGTTCTTCTGTATATCTTTTAAAATTATCCACCAAACTCGTGCCCCGCTACTCGTTTCATTTGTTTATTAAATTCAGCCTGCGATGGCTTCTCTTTATATAGCTTAATAGAAATGTTTGGTCTATCTTTGCCTTTAATACGCCAATTATGTCCTGCCTCTTTATGGTCAGGATCAGTTGTTTTTACAACACGGCGCTTATAACCAGCTTCCCATGTTTCTGAACCTTCACAAAACTGTTTAAATGATTTCATTTCATTAACCTTTTTATTGTAGCTAAGGCTTTCTTGCCATCTGGATGGTTTGGATTAATACTTACTTCTTCGCCATTAACAAAATCAGAAATATTAGTAGCCTTTCCAAGATCTTTAATTGCATTGTGTAATGGATCTTTAGGATCAAAAGTAATTTCAAAATTTGGCTTGCCGCGCAACTCTACCCATTTCTTATCACCCTTGTTCCACATCTTAAGTACACCCATGTTTTTGTCACGGATATACTTAAGCTTAACACCTTCAGAAATGTATTGGCTAAACCTTATCATTTCTTATCTTCCATTGGAGTGTCTTTTTTATATTTTTTAGTTAATTCAGGAGTACCTTGCTCACCTGCTCCAGCAACCTCGTTTACCATATCAAGGTTTGACATGATAGCATCAAGGTCTTCGCTAAAAGATTCTTGAGCTCTTTTAATAGCCTCAGGAGTTGGTGCGCCTTCTTCACCCTTTTTTCTCATCTTTTCGCCGCGAGCTCTTTTAGCATGTATGTTTGCCCATAAGCCATTCTTTTCTTCAATTGTTTCTTCTCCACGGAGTTGAGCCAATGATCTTTGAGTTGAAGTCATTGTACGAACTGGTTTCTTACGACCGGTTTTAGTACGACCCATTGCTTTGTTATGCTCTGCATCTTTTGCACGTTGAATCGCAATAGAGTCACCTGTCATTTTTGGCGCGCCTTTGCGACGAGGTGCTTCATCAAGAGTTGATTCAACTTCTTCGTTACGCTTTGACTTTTGATATGCATTATATTCTTTACGTCTCGCGTTATCAGCATCTCTGTTTTTAGGAGTAAGTTTGCTATTTGCTTTACCATGATCCATAACTTTCTTACCCATAGGAGTAAGGTTGCCTTTCTTATCATACATTTGATTGATAAGTTTCTTTTCAGCTGCAGTTAATTCATCGAGTTGATTACTCATAATGGCTTCATTAACCTTAGATTCAGCTCTATTCTTATAAGGTGCTGGTTTACCAGTCATTGAATTTGATTTTGGATCTTTTCTTACAAGACCTTTTGGATCTTTTAAGTGAATATCAGAATCAGTTGTACGTTTAATTTCTGAACCAATACCTTTATGACGCTTATCAAATCTCTTTTGATGTTTATCTTGAGCAGCCTTTGTTGCTGATCCATAATTGCCGCCACCAGGATTTCTTTTATTCGCTGATTGCGTGTATTGCTTCATAGCTTTTTTCTTATAGCTCTTTAAAGTTTCAGGAGATAATTCGTCAAGCTGTTCAGCTTCTTCTTTCTTAGATGAACCACGAACTTTATCAGCGAGGTCTTTATCAGCCTTACCCCATGTTCCTTTTGATTTAGTAATAAACGAGTTTACTCGAGCATGACCCCATTGTTCAGGAGTTGTTCCAGGACGATGTCCTGTTTTCCATGCAGCAACACCGCGGTTATAAACTTGACGTAAAACGCTCGTTGGCATACCGGATTTTTCTGCTTTACTTTTTAAAGACTTTCCAGCGGCATCTTCTGAAAGATTTTCTTCACCGCATGTACATGGATCGCAACTGCATTGGCCGCACACCCAATCTTCTTTAATGAACTGACTAAATGAACGCATTTCAGTTTCCTCTGTTATAAAATCTTCAGTTGAATTTGCTAAATCTTTAATGTCGCTAAGATCTAAATCTTCTTGTACTTTTGGCTTGTACATTTTAAAACGTTTATCAAATTTAACTTTGTTATTTTTATCCATTAACATATGTGGTTTTTTACTAATTCTTTGGCCCCACATTGCTTCGTCTAAACCTTCAACAAGGTCTTCCCATACAAGCTCTTCAATGTAACCCATTGCCCGTGCTTTTTTGGTATGCTTTGATTCTTTTGTTTTAGCTTCTTTGTCGCCTGGTGCTGGCTTATAAGCTGAAGCATCGTCATCAGCCTTTTTAGCATTGCGATCAAAGTGGCGTTCACGATCATCTCTTTTTTCTTTTTCAACGCCTTTGAAATATGCTCCAGTTGTTTCAGTTACTTCTTCTTGTTTTGAAGAACCACCTTTAGCTAGATTTAAACGACGTTCTCTTTCAGCAGTTTTTACTTTTGGTAAAAGCTTTCTAGCAATTGCATCGATACGCTGTTTACTTACTTTTTCAATACGCTTATCGATAACTTCCTTTTCGCCAGCAGACATGTCAGCATATCTTCTTGACTTAGAAAACTTTGTTTTAAGAATATTAATAGCTGCCTTACGTGCTCTCTTTTTGAGAACCTCCATAGATGCAGTTTTTCTCTTAGCCTTTTCTCTACCGCGGGCGATTTTGAATCTAGCTTTTTTCATAGCCAAACCTCTTTTACGTCTTTCCTGACGTGATAAAGCTTCATCTAAGTCTGATTCTTCTGTCATTTGAGTGCCTTTATTTACTAACGCTGCAATTTTCTCGGCGTCGCCTTTTAATTTTTTCGGTAAGTTTGCAGTAAATTTTTTCATGTCTGTCTTAGCGTATCCACGCATTTTAGTACCTGAGATCCCTGATACATCATCGGCCTCCTCATCTCTTTGGCCGGCTGACACGATTTTAAGTTCGCTGAATTTATATTCTTTTCCATTGTACTTATTTAATGTATTGTTAAACTCTGTGACTCTATCAGATCCAACCACCAATACAACTCTATCAAACTGTTTATCAAGGAGTTTAAGTAATTGTATGATAGTTTTTGCTGGAGATTTTTTAACAATGGGACCAAAAGCTTTTTGAGCAAATTTGATTTTATCATCATATGCTAATGGATCTTTATTGACCGCACCTTTGCCAGTTTTAGTTTTTGCTCCTTGGCTATGTGTTAAGTAAATTTGTGGAGTACCTTTTTCGGTCTTGGCCACATCAATAACTTTCTTAACGAGCATTTCGTGACCTGCAGTCATAGGATTCATACGACCCCATGCAATAACTACAGTTCCCGCTTTAGCTTCATCGAGAACAGGTTCAGTATTGATATACTTACTTCCGTCGAACTCTTTAAAACCTTTAACTTTTTTCTTTTTGTCTGGCTTAGCCATACTAATTGTCCCGTGTTTGTACAAACATATATGTGTTTATTTATAATTTCTTTGAAAAGAAGGTATGAAATCGTAGTTTCTAGCAGCCGATTTACCCCAAATAGTTGACTCTCTAAGCCATCCCATCGCAGGAGTTGGCGACATGATTGATAAAGGTATCTCAGTACGGCGTTGTCCTAATATAAAATAGTCATTATCAACTGCACTTCTAATACCTTTTTGTTCTATTTCTTTGATCAACTTAATAGCAGTGGATTTAGTCATTGCATATGCATGGGCACCTTCGTGTCCTTTAATATCAATAATAGTTTTAGGAGGTCCAGCCTTTATCCAATCATATCTTTTAGGATCATTTAGTTTATACCCAAGTACTACTATTCTATTTTCAGGTATGTTTAGATTAATTGGCTGCAGCATAATAGCATCATGTTCAAGTACTACCGCAGCTTGATCTGGTCCTTCAGCAATCTTTTTCCAAATACCAAAGTGCCCTGCTGTACAACACATAGCCTTTTGCGAGTTCTGAGTATTTTCCATTAACCTATATGGTTCGGTAGGTAAGTTTTTAATCCCTAGTTGACCAAAGGCCATTTTACCAGTTTGCTTATGGAAGCCATTAAAATATTCCCAAGGCAATCCTACATTGTTACACGATTGTGCAGCAACCGCAGCATATTGATTAGATATAGGTGTATCAATTTTTAAAATATGTGCTTTAGTAACCCACATTAGTTAGCCTTTCAACTCATTATATGTTTCAAAATCAGGTGCAAATACTTCTAGCATCTTATCCATAATTTCACTATCAAATGTTATTTCGTTTTCTCGAGCTTTTCTAAAGTTTGATTTATGGCTTGGAAGAGGATGTTCTATTTTAATTTGTAATTGTTTCATTAATTCAATTACTTTATAGTTTAAGTCTTCATATAACCAAAACTCTCCAATGTATTTATCACCAAGCTTTAAAAAGTCTGATTGTTTAATAGCAGAATTTGGTTCACCTTGGAAGTATCCATTAGGAGCCCATGCCTTATAATGATTTAAATTCAAAGGCTGCCCACGACCTTTCCATTTACCATAGAAGTAAAAGAAACTTTTTTGTCTATCAACTGGATCTCTTATAACTGATACCACTTTATATGTGTTTGCTTGTTCCTCGGTAATCAACTTTTCTTTAATTAGATCTTCTATTGTAAAGTGATAGAATTTATAGTTTGCTGAATACTTAGCTATTAAATTAGGAGAAACAGTTCCCTGTATTCTTGAATCTTCAACCGGTGTATATACTGCGCTTGGGTCAGGAATGTTTCTAATAAAAAACTCTGATAATGATGAGCTGCCTGTTTTAGGACTTCTTAAGTAAATCAATTTATATTTGTGCGATATATACATTACACTCCCTTTCCATAATCAATACTATTTGCGTGGCCGGTTGATCCCCATTTGTGGTCGGCATATACTTTATCAGGTCCATCATACCTTTTAGCCCCACCGATATAATACAACGGAATAAAATAATGTGAAGGCCAAATTGTAAGCATTTCCCTGAATTGAGGAATGTGTTGAGCTAAAAACATATTACCCGTAGACCTAAAAGGTTCTGGTGATAAGTGCTCAGGTCTTACTTTATGTAATGTTTCAATAACATGTCTAACGAAAACATTTTCTGGATTAGCAGCCATAATTGGTTGAATAAAATTTTGCCTACCTCTTTCGTTCTCATAACAAGAATAAGCATGGTTTTTTGGTGCAGTAAATAACTCATCAGTATTTTCTAAACAAGTCATATCAGCTTCAGGCCAAAACCCCCCACGTTCATACAATAGTTCGTATCTAATAAGATCTGATACACCTGGCCATTTACGAGTGTTATAATAATGTTCAATTAAGTGTGAATTAAACCACTTACGTGATCGTAACATTTCATCTGTAAATATAGAATATTCCCACTCAGGATGTTTATCACGCCAAGTGTGCATCCACTGCAATGGAGCGGGCTTTGGACCAATCCATATTTGACTGAGTTTCTTTTCGATATTCATTACTTTTGAATCCACCAGATGAAGTCATCTTCAACAAACCAAGAGTTTTCACCATAAAATTCAGTAACAGCTCTTTGTACGGTTGGAAAATGAATGTCATGCCCAAACACAATACCGCCTTCTCGTACCTTACTATCCCAAGCTTTAATATCTCTTAAGCATCCTTCATATCCATGGTCGGCATCAATAAAAATAAAATCAAGTGAACCATCCTCTACTTCATTGCAAGCATTGGTTGTATAGTCTTTAACAATTTGTGTACGGTTTGGAAAATGACTGCTAAATTTAAGCATGTTTTGATAATAAGAATTATGATCCCATGCGTGTCCATGTTCGCCTGGAGTCCATTTTTCTGGACCATTATTATCTGGTTGTGCTTCATATAAATCTACACCGATCATATGAAGGTTAGGACAGTTTTGAATTAGAAACCTATAATTAACACCGTCATGAATACCAAGTTCTGCGCCTTTAGTAAATCCGTTGCTGTTAACAAAATTGGCTAAGGTTTGCCATCTATAAACGTTACCACCGTCGTGGCCTCTATCACGTATTCTTCCCATAATCTCTCTCCATTAAATCAAAAAAGGTAGACTTTCGCCTACCTTAGTATTTATATGGATTTCAAAACGGTAATTAGTGAGTTGGATACATACTATGTTTGTACTCAGAAATTTCATTAGCTGCTCTGTGATGTCCACTTTGACGTAATTGACGAATAGCCATACAGTAGCTGCGGTATTCCATTGCTTTCATAAACTTCTTAATCATGCATTGTCTCCTAACATCAAACGTCTTGCTTCTTGGTGATATCCTTGACGTGATAATTCAGCTGCTGCTCTTGCTCTACCTGCTGATTCACCAAATGCCCATACACCCATTCCGATTGCAACAATGATTTTTCCAAACTTACGGATGAAGCGTGGTGTTTCTACTGGTGTGTTTCCTACTACTTCCATTATACCCAACCTCGCAAATTGTTATTTGCTCTTACGTTGTTGATAGCAACTGATGAGCGTGCGATAGTGTGAATATCTCCACGAGTAATTCCAATATCATCTAACTCTGCGTTTGATAATCGTGACAATTCTTTTTCAGTCATGCGAATTGCTTTTTGCTGAATTCTTTTTTCGTTTACTGATTTCATAAAATCCATGAAACCTTCAACACCTTGTGTTAAAAAACTGTGAGCTGTAAGGATAGCTTGTGACATATTCCGTTTCCTCTAATATATGTGTATGTTGTATGATCCGATCCTAGACCGTATGCCTAGGTTTAATCCTTTTTACAAATATATTTATTAGGAAAATAGGTAAACAAGGGTTACCAATTTGGTATAGCCGGTATTCACCAGTGTCAACTGTGGCATTATGTCGGGTTATCAACCATTAGATTTTCCCGTCATAATAGTTTTTGCTTAATTCGCCACGTTCAATAGTCTCGCCCTTCTTACGTACTTTAACATAAGTTAGCTGAGCGTTACCGCCGGTAGGTGTAAATGTTCTAATGCCTGCGGCTGTTGTTCCGTTTGCATCAACATATGTATCTGCTGCTGTAGCTGCATTATCATATTGCCAAATAGCGTTTGATCCTGGTACGTCAACCCATGCCATTATTTTTCCCACCCTTTAATATATTTGTCGGAGAAGTTTGCATTACTAAACTCAAGTCTATCGACGAGTTTAACTGCGTTCTTACCCATGTGGTCAATAGCAACAAAGCCTTCGCTGCCAGTTACTTGATAACCTTCTTTTGTTTTTAAGAACGTACCAATTGTTTTTGCTCTATCTAATTTTCCAATTAAAATGTGTTTTGCATCTATAAGCAAATTATATAATTCAAACATCGCAGTAATTTGAGATTCTGGTGTACGTTTAAAATAATCTAATGTAGCATCTTTTTTCTGGCGTTGAGCAGCTTTACCCTTATCAGTCTTACGAGTAGCAGCTTGCTGTTCGTAATAGTCATCAATATAATCAGTCAGATCCTTAGCTAATTTACGAGGATTCTTAATTCTTTCGCCAATACGAATTTTGCTATTAACAAATGTTTTAACTTTTTGTAATGTATCTGGATTCTGAGAAATACCATTAAGAGTTTCTTTCTTAATTGTATTGAATTTTTTACCGGCGGATGATAAGATTTTAGTTACTTCATCAGTTTCCTTCTTAGTCATATTTGCGGTTCCAGACAAGTCTTTATACACAGCATCTACTGACCAAATGCTTTTTACTTTTGAGAGGCCTGATGCAATCTCCTCTCCAAAAGCTGCAGACATTTTTTCAAATTCTGTTCCTCGGTACGTTGTATGCCATACCACTCCGATCTTGGATCCGAGTATTTCTTTACCGAGTTTTGATGCTTTAGGTACCGCGTAAACAATAGTGTTAGGATGGAAAGTAACGTGCGGTTCACCATTAATGTCCACCTCTTTGAGATCTTCTTTAGCATATAAAAAGTCGCCTTGTACTATTCCTTTGATACCGAGTTTAGGAAACTCAGCCAAAGCTAGTTTTAATTTTGTATTCAAATCGCCTTTTGTGTCGGCGTCAACATCTGCGTTTGTTTTGTATACCTTTGGGTTCTTATTAAAGATACCTTTCTTGGCAACAAAGAATTTACCATCAGTTGGATCAGTACCGGCAAAGATTGCTGGTGCACCATCCCATTTAACTGTAACGTTTATTTTAGATTTACTACTACCTGCAAGCATATCTCTTAAAGCTCTAAGGAAGTTGATTGAATCTCGAGTTCCAATAACACCATTGTTGAGAATGTTATCTTCAAGGTGTTCCATGTGCGTATTTTTAGATTCCGCGATGAACTTTTTAAATCTTATCATTTCCAAGGATCTCCAGAAAATTTAATTGTTGAGGCAAGCTTTTGTGACTCGTATTTAGCACGCATTTTCATAATACGATTACCATCTGCCATAATTCCAACACTGTCGTTTCCGACCTTGACTAATTTAATATTACCTAGCATTAACTTTGAAAGTTTGCTATTTGATAAAGGATCTTCAACCTTAGCACCTACACGCATACCAGTAATTTTAATGTACCTAGGATATACGGCAGTTGCATCCATCCAATCATTAATGATATAATTTACTAAGTCTTTTTCTCTCATACCATTTAATTTTTTGAATAGGTCATCTCTAATTTTATTAAGTACCGCAGTTCCTAAGTACTCAGCAGCTTTGCCAATACCATCGTCAGCTCGTATTTCAGATTTACGTTTGCTCGCAGCGGTGCTTAAGTTAGGATAGTTTTTCATAAGAGTATCAACAGCATCTTGAGCAAAGTTTGGCATTTTACCAACAGCTTTCTCAATAGTACCAAGGCCAGGATTCTTAAATCCAATATCACCTTGTGTCTTTGTTGATTTTGCTGATAAGCCTAAGAATTTATCGTCTGAAAACTGTACAAGAATATCAGTTGGGTTTTTACGACTATCTACTGTTTTACCAACAGCCTTTGCTAAAATGCCGGGTCTGGCAGTCCACCAAACCCGTTTAACTTTACCACTATAGCCGTTATCCTTTGACCAAGATAATACTTCCTTGGCCATTGCCTTAGCTTTTTCAGTCTGAGAATTATATTCTGCAGTACCAACCTTGTCAGTTTTATCTTTTAATTGTTTTTTGGCGGCGTTTGCACCATCAAAATTTTTCCAATTGTTAGACAAGAAAAAGCCCAATTGGATTTCATTAATATCAGCAGAATCAGTGTTGGCCATTTCCGTGATATACCCCTTAAAGCTAATCAAAACAAACCTCTTTTATGTTTTACTTTTATTTATATTAAGTGATACCACCAGCTCCAAATAAGGATTTTTTCTTCTCAGTAAATGCTCCTTTATCAAACACAGGACTATCATCATTAAAGTTAATGCTAGGTCGCGGAACAGTATTAGCCGCAGATTGTGCTTGACTTACGTTTGATTGAGCACTTTGCTCGAGATCATATAGTTGCATTTTAGCTCGATCAATACCGACTACAAACCGACGGTAATAACTTAAGTCACCCCAACGATTTTTAAGTTGTTTGATCATAAGTTGACCAAGGCTGTCTAGTTCTTCAGTTGTGATTAAACCCAGAATGCAGTCAGCAGTATGGGTAATTCCCATACTCTCAGAAGTATTAGTGAGATCCACGTCAGAGTTGCCATAACCATCACGATTAAACTGAGAGCTAGTAATAATAGCGCAATTGTATTCCATCGCAAGACCACGTACCTCCTCTGCAATTGATTTAACTAAAGTATATGAATTAGCTGCAGCCGCGCCTTTAATTCGAGCTGACGCACAAATATTTAGGTAATCAATCATAATAATATCTGGTTTAAAGTTTTTCTTCATACGAAGTTCAGTAAGTAGATGTCTGAAATGGCCAACATGAGCAGAACCAGTTGGATATTCTTTAACAACAAGTTTTCCAGTAGATTTGCCTTTGATACGTTCCATGCGTTTTGCATAAACATCACGTGGCATTTCAGAAACTTCATCAATAGTAACGTCGAGCATATTAGCATCAATACGTTCTGAGATGCGTTCTTCAGCCATTTCCTTAGTAATATATAAAACGTTTTTACCTTGCAACAAAGCGCCAGCCGCAACATGACATTTGACCAATGATTTACCACCACCGGTTGTAGCCAATAGAACTGTCATAGATTTACGTGGTAAGCCACCTTTGGTAATCTTGTTGAGCAATTCAATATCAAAAGGAATTCGTTCCTCTTTCTTATGATAAAAGTCGTATCGGGAATCATAATCTTCAAGGTAATCATGGCCAACGCTTGTATCAAAACTAATACTAAGTGAGTCTTGTAATAGGCCAGGTAATGCGTCTTTCCCTAGCTCTTTATCAGAACCATCAACAACAAGAATAGCTTTACGAATAGCATTAAATAAATCTCTGTCTTGGCAAAACTTTTCTGTTTCTTTTACAAGCCACTCTTGGTCTGTATCATGGTCGCGTGTTAGAGTGTCGACCGTAGCCATAACATTTTTGTATGTGTCTTCGTTTAAATCTTTACGTTTATCTAAACAAAGTTTAAGAACCTCAACTGATGGAGGCTCCCTGTATTCCTCAACATATTCGGAATAAGTATTAAAGATTTTTTGAATATTAGTATCTTCAAAGTAATCAGGTTTAATATAAGGATATACCTTACGAAAATAATCCTCGTTAAAAACCAAATTAGAAATTACAGTATTTTCTATCATGTATCGTTTCCAGATTTAAGTGAACTATGGCGACCAATATAGCCGCCATAGATTTATAATATAACACTTAGTCAAATTTGTCAACAAGTTTAATCTTCATCGTCACCAATGACTTCGTCGACTTCTTCAACCGTTGGCTCGTCAGATCTCATAATATTACCTGACGCTCCAATTGCAAACGAGTTTTTAATGTAAGCGCTAAAATCTGTCTTTTCAAACATCATTAGCCAAAACTCTTTATTATCGTTAACTTCTTTAGCACGCATCAGTTTCTCAGAGATAACCTCACCGGTTTCCGGATTAACTGCTTCATACCAACCAACTTTTGGTTTACGAAGGTAACCACCTTTTTCAGCTACATCCATAAGACCGGACCATTTAACGATACCACCCTCATAGCTTACGCTGATTGGAATTTTAGATTTTTCTCGTACATGACGAGATTTCTCAATATTAATAACAAAGTGATAACCTTGAATTTCAGTACCAACCTTGTCTTGTTGACGACCAATAATCCAAATAGTATCGGCTGAATAGTAAATACCTGTACCACCAGACACAACATCCTTAGGAAACAAACCAATCTCTTTGTATGTATGGTTAACTGCAATGAGTGGAATATCTTTAAGATTGAGGTGTGGTGTTACAATACGGAACAGAGACTTAAGAGCTTTTGCTCGAGACATGTCTGCTACTGATTTACCATCAAGCGCGTCTTGCGCTTCTTTCTTAGATGCAAGGTTACCAACTGAATCGATTACGATGATTACTTTTTCACCCTTTTCGATTTTATCAAGTTGTTGAGCAATATCAAACTTAAGTTCTTCAACATCGGTAATTGGTGTATGAACAACACGGTCCATATCAATACCAAAGCTGTCAAAGTAAGCTTGAGGTGTACCAAATTCTGCATCATAAAATAGTAATACAGCATCTGGGTTTCGTTGCATATAAGCACCAGCCATCAGCAGGGCAAACGCTGATTTAAAGTGCTTAGATGGACCAGCCAGTACAAGGAGACCTGGCGTCAATCCACCATCAATACGACCTGATAATGCAACGTTTACCATAGGAACCTGCGTAGGGGCCATATCTTTTTTACCATAAACTTTGGAATCCATAATAGGAGCCGTCATTTTAATGGTACTGTTTTTCACAAGTTTGTCTAATAGACTCATATTATTTTCCCTCTACAATCGTCGCTAATTTGCCCTTATAGGCTTCAATTTTCCCGACTCTATCGGGCCAAAAGATAGTTGATTTATCCGGATTTTTGCATAGGTTATCCAAAAACGGAGTAATTGACTTAAAGAGAAGCTCTAGTCTATATTCTAAATTGGCAGCGTTAACTTTGGCATCGGTGAGTTGGTCCTCAAGCGATTGCTTTTCGTTGCTGACCTGTTGAATAGTTTCTTTGGCTTCAGCTTCTTTTTCCTGAAGTTCTTCATCAATAAAGCTGAAACCAAAGTCAAAGTCTAGAACCTCTTCATAGACTTTATTATCCATTCGCTAGCTCCTTGAAGATTGAGAGATCGTCGTCATCATCCATAGATACACTAGATGTTGAAGCGGGCATCGCCTCTTTTAGTGTTGGTTGTGGTGCTGACGCTTGCATGTTACCCATGTTGCTTAGATCCAAATCATCATCTGCATCCATCGCGGTGGATGGTGTAGATGGTTCTTCGTCAAGAGCAAGTACTCGGTAAAGCTTTGCTTTCAATTCAGAATATGATTTAAAGTTTTTGGGATCAACCAACTCTTGCAATTTATGCTGTTGGTTCCAAATGGCTTCAATTTGCGCATCATCTTCGGCAATTGGAGATGGCGAATCAAACTCAGATTTATCATAGTTTGGATAGCCTTCGAACTGACGAATTTTCAAGCGGAAATTTGCACCTTCCCAAAAATCAAATGGGTTAACTGGCGTTTCATCTTCGAACTGTGGGTTCATAAGATCGTTACACTTGTCAAAGATTTTCTTACCAAATTGATACATGAATACCTTGCCGTCATTAGCAGGGTTGGCAGAGTCTTTAATAACAAGTACGTTTGCAACGTATTTTAGGCGACGCTTTTGCTTACGTGCAATATCTTTATCCGAGTCAAGTCCTGAATTCCAAAGTTTGGAATTGTATTCAGAAACCGGATCATCCTGGTTAAGTGTTGTAAGCGAGTTTTCGATATACCATAGACCTGTTGGGCCTTGGAAACCGTGATCCCAAACACGTACGAATGGCATTTCTTCGCCTTGCGATGCAGGCAAGAAACGAATGATAGCAAAGCCGTTACCCGCTTTATCACGAGTTGGTTTCCACATTTTACCTTCGTTGGGATCTGAGTAGCTCTTTTGAGAAACTTTCTCGAGCTGTTCGTTCAATTTGTTTAGTGAACTTGAACGATTCTTTTTAAGTGCGTCAAATGACATAGTCATGTTTGTATCTCCTAATTTTGCGTTATATAGCATTTGTTTGTATTGCGAAATATAGTTACACAAGGTAACGTTATATTTATATCAGAAAAACTGTTCGCGAACAATGTTTTTGAACTTTTTTTCATCGTACTCTAGGAAAGGTCTATACTTACCTAGTAGTATTATTATATCATAAGCTACGATTTTGTCAACTATTTCTTTCTCCCAATAGGGAAAAATATTAGATAACGAAGCTAAGATAGTAATTGTTTCCAAGCTAATTTGTTTTTGTAAGTACAAAGTAATCAACAACGGATGTTGACCTTGCACTGATGTGAAATTAGCTTGGTAGTTTTCGTCGAGCTTGGCGAGATCAGTTTTAAATACTCTAGTCAAAGAATCCATTTTTCTTTGCCATTCGATATAACGTTCCTCACCAATAGGCTCTAGGATTTCACGGATCCAGATGTTGGGCTTAACAACCATGTTAGCTAACATTAGTTTTTCTGGATCGCTTTTTTCAGATAGTTTACCGAAAAAATAAACGTCGTTACGAGTTCTAAACTTGTCATACGACGCTCTTATTTTTCCACGATATTTTTGGTAGTTATAGCCTTTATCTGTGAAATGCTTTTTCATTGCTAGGTATTTTACATACCAATGAAATGATTCCTCGTTAGCATAACTTTGTGATGTCAGGATCATCTTGTATCACCATTTTCATTTTAATTGCTTCAGTACGAACTTTTTCTTTTAAGATGGAAGATTTTTTAACAATGTCAGCAACCACCTCAATTTCTAGCTTGTGTATACGAGCATATTCTACTAAAGCATCTATATAGTTAACACCGTTTGATAGCATATAAGCTATTTCATGGTGCACCTTTTCAGGTGTCCTTGGCGTAATCGCCATTGCTTTTTCATCCATTGAGAGTTTTGATACCTTGAAGCCAGTTTGAAGCTGCTGACTCAGCCCAATGTACGCTTTTACCTTCGTAGATTTCTTCTTTAATGAACTCGCCGTTGATAAAGAATCTAACTCCGCAACCATTTTCTGTTCCATAATACTCCGCTTTCAGGCTTTGCCCGCCGTTTTCACCCATTAATACATTCATTGTTATGCTGCCTTTCCGTTGTAATAGAATTCTTTTATATAAGAAGTTGCCTTCTTAGATCCACAATTTTTACAATAAACAATTTTAACATCATATTTCCACTTGCCAAACATTACATAAGTATTACCACTCGTGATGTCTACATTTTTGCAACAGCCCACGATCTCGATTGGCTCAGCCATAGAAGTTCCCCTGTCTTGTAATATAAATTTATATTAACATACTATATTCAGTATGTCAACTACTTTTTTCTTCTTCTTTCGTTTTATATTGCCATTCATCAGTATGACCAACTGACCATTTTGGTTCGTCTTCAACCGCATAGTTTTGTGTACAGACTTTAAAGTCTGGTCGTTTTAAATCTTCAGGTGTTAAGGAGCTATCTCGCCAGATAACCCTATTGTTTGGTTGAGCAGCGAATTGGCCGTTGTCAAGTCGTATAACATTGAATGATTTGTGCTCGGGATCGTGCTCACTAAAATTGGTGTCAATGATGGAAGAATCGCGGTGACAATTATCAATTGTGAATTCGTATTCTCCGGCATGCATCTTTTTGTCTTTTCCAAAAAACTCACATCTGCACAAAATGGGTTTTTCAATAACAGTAATATCGTAATCAAAACAATCCCACAACTGAAGAACGTCAAGCGGAAGGTGATCGTCAGGATTGAAGTCTTCTTTCCAAACAAAAGCTGATATAGGTAATTTATCATACAATGCTCCGTAATCAGTAAGTAATGTTTCAAAATACAATGCTTTTGATTGAGTTGATTTAACACTAATCCAAATACCCGGAGTCAAATTACCCCAGCTTGGATGGCCTGGTTCTAAATCATATAGGTATTCCATTTTTACGTATACGTTCACTGGCGGTAATGGATGTACTAAGAATGCCATTTAAATCTCCTCAAATAGAACACTATTAACATAGGCATCTTTATCAGCCTCGGATATGCCCATAGCTAATATAGAGCGATGTAAATGTGGATTAAGTTTTTGATTTGAACAATACTTGTTTAGTATTGGTATTGTATTTCTATTTGTTTTAAAAGCGTTTTGCTCTAAGTTTTCTAAATAATGTGTTACTAAATCAGATGTTACCATAATAAATTGGTCTAACTCTTCTTCAGTATTGATATTACCAACGGCTATCATATTCTCTGAAAATATTTCTTTTGCCCACGGTGGTAATTCACGTGGTTTATTCCATTCTAAATTTGCAACTGATTGTTTCATATAATCAGTATATGGATGTGAAAATCCATGTAATGGGCTATAATCCATAAATGAACCAGTAATCTTTTTGGGACCGGCTACAATATCAAAACCAAGAATAGGAAGCTCAACGCTCGGATCTGGAAATACATTTACATGCATAAGCCAAAGTCCTTTACCATTCTCTGGTACGATAGTTTTTAAATGCGCTTTGTATATTTGATCAGAATGCCAGAAAGTATCTTTCCATCCAGGGAAATGCATATCTTCTGTATATGCCTCATTATCCCAGCGGTCAAACTTTTCTTCAAAACTATTAAAAATAAACTCAGCGTAAGTATTCAGCCGATCCCAAAGTGGTGTCATTTGTTTTTACGTGCCCTTCTCTTACGCGCCCAATCATTCATAAGTTTGATTTCGCGGATTTGCTTTGTAGTTTTTCGCCTTGACCGCGCTGTTTCGCTGCGTGCCATTCGTGCGGCTTTTGCATAATCCTTAGTTTCGATTTCTTCGTATGCTGTCATGTTCATAACAGTACCTCCTCTAAGTTGTTGCTATAGTATTATTATATAATATAAATTAAGAAATGTCAACCGACAATTCATCAAAAAGCTGAGAAGCAAAATCAAAGCAAATCTTAGCTTCCTCAGCCATATCGTCATCTAGGAGTTTTCTAAACTCTTCAATAAGATGTTTCGTATCGCCTTCGAATTCGTACATGATACCATTGCCAGGGATTTTCTTTTTAATCATTTGGCCACCATGCAATTCACCAAAATGGCGTACATACATATGGGCAAGTAGTCCATGATTATTATCTGACTCTTGTAGCATTCCAATTCGTGCAGCGTATTCATTTACTGATGGTGGAAATACACCATCCGGTTCTAAACCAAAGGCATCTTCAAGCTCTCGAATATCTTGAAAGATACGACGAGCTCTCTTAATTTTATTTAAATGTGGTGGAATAATTGCGGCTTGCTCTAGTACATTATAATTCATGTACTGGCATGTTAGGAATTTATGGTAAAGCTTTGGATCTATAGATCCAGACAGCAATTCCTTTGCGAACTTACGACGTTCGGCAGCTTGGTGATGAGCCCAAGTTAACTCTTTCAGTTTTGACATGCAAAAACCTCTTCATAATTTATTGGATTATAGTTTTATTTATACAAATAAAAAGAGGAGCCGAAGCCCCTCTTTTGTTTAACATTGTAGTATAAATTAGAAGTTAAAAGATGCTACAACTTTTGGAGTAAACTCTTCTTTATCGAAGTTATAGTTAACACCAGCTTCAAGGCCTAAGCCTCCAAAGTCTGTTGCGTAGTTTGCACCAGCGTCTTTTGTCATATCGTTTTGGTCACCAGCAAGATAACCAGTTACGCCTGAGATTGTTGCAAAACCTTCAAAACCGAATACTTCGTTCTCTGAACCGTATGATAGAATACCACCGATACCAGCACCTGCAATAACTGCACCCTGTGTTTCTACACGAGTACCAGTTGTCCAGTGATCGCTATCTAGGTTATAATCAAATGCCGTGTCTACAGCCGCTGTTCCAAGATCAGCTGCGTAGCCTACTTGTACATTGGAAAGATCTGTTACGTCAGCACCTAGATCAGTAAATCCTACACCAGCTTTAACACCCATTGCCTCTACTTGAATGCTTGTACCCATTGTTGGCTCTTCAATAGTTGAAGTTGCAGCAAGGCTTTCAGTATCTACCCAAAGGTTTCCTTGTTTACCGAGGCTTACTTGAGCCGGGCCAACATTTGTGCCTAATGCCCACTCATCAAGCTCTAATGCTTGAGTTGTTGAGTCTACTGCGAAATCCATACGGCCAAAAGCCATACCATTACGAGCATCTAAGTCAAGTCCAAAAGTAGTGGTTGCACCGAGCTTATTGTCTACGCCGGTTTTTGCAATTACTGTTTCGATTTCACCACTGAAACCGCCGACTTCTTGTGGAGCGCCTTCCGCGAAAGCTGATCCTGCGGCGAATACTAACGCCGTTGTTAATAAGTATCTGTGCATATGTGTTTTTCCTTTTAAATGTTTTTAATATGTAAAGTGCCACTTTTCTGTTGCTAAGCAAGTGGCCAGCTCCCTTTGTTAGGCTGCTATAGCAACGTAACCAGATGGTTTGTAATTGTCATTTGCAATTATCATTTTTGGCTGAATAACGTAGGCCAACACGGTAAACTCCACTTCACTTTCACACCTGTCGATCCTATTTCGACCCCATCAAAACTACACTCAAGTCTATTCTCTTTCGAGTCCTTACTTGCACTAGGCCAACCGCTCAAGTGTAGTTATGGTGGAGTCGCTGGGTACCGCCCCCAGGTCCAGAATGTGTCCACGTTGTTTCAACGCTCACTAGATATATATAATACAAAAGGCAGGAAATGTCAACCACTTCTGCCTCTTTATTTTTTATGTGACTTTTATGTCACGTATTATCCTAGAAGCCGTTTAGCGTATTTGATAACCATATGATCTGCTTTTGTAAGGCGTTTGGTTGAAGCGGTTTCAGCCAATTCTTCACCTACACGCGAAAAAGCATTTATGATCTCGAGAGGAACCGTATCGAGGTATTCACCTGACTCAGATGCCCACATCATT